CCACAGATTAAGGCCCAGGAGATTCTTACAGTCTACAAGGAATTCGAACATGGTGCCGATAGCCGTTCGAATGTTCCGGCTTATGCCCACGGTGATTCCCAGGTTGGAGGCGCTGGTAATACAGCTTCTGGCCTCTCAATGCTAATTACGCAGGCCGCACGCGGTATTCGTGGAATCATCAAAAATATAGATCTCAAGATGATCGCTCGAAGCGTTGGGTTCATCTACGAACGCATGGCCCTGGATCCCAAATATAAGGACAAGATAGGTGACGCTAAGCTTATCGCCACCGGTTCTCAGGCCCTGCTAGAGAAGGAACAACGCGCCGTTCGAATGCTTGAATTTTTAAACGCTACCAATAACCCGATCGATCTCCAGCTTACCGGTCCAGAGGGTCGTGGATACCTCCTTGGTGAGGTGGCTAAATCTCATGAGATTGATCCAGAACGTGCCATACCAAGGCTCCAGGCCCTGAAGGGTAGGGACTGGGAACAACCTGCTCAACCGGGTCAACCCGGTGGTCCAACTATTGCTAATCGTGGTACACCTCCAGTCGTTGCTCGCAACCTTGACAATGCTGGAAACGAGCCACAGGGTGGTGCCGCCCAGTTAATTGCGGGCAGAGGTGGTCCGGCTGCAGCGCCACCGACACAATAACCGTTTAAACGTAGGGAGGAAAAATGTTTAGTATAACCGCAGACTTACTCAAGAGCATTCTTATCCTTAGCCAGTCCAAGGAGACTGCCGGGGCGTGGGCCATGTTTACCCGAGAACTCGGTAAGATTCGAGATCAACACGTTAGTGAAAACCTTCACTTTATCCCATCTTCGGACGATTTTAATGCCAATACGCGCAAGAACATCCTTAATGGGATAGCGATTTGCCTAGACGTATTGGCTCATGCCTATGACGATCCCGTCAGCCTTCTTGGAGACCTAGAAGAGGCCCAGAAAGAGGCAGAAAAACGAGCCGAGCAGAAAGCATCTGATTCATTTTAGTGTACGCTTTCTCACCTAATTTCCCATTAGTGTTAACCAATCATTTCGTTATAACACCCCACAGGACTATAGCGAACAAAGGGACTACCGATAGCGTAACAGGCTCCCAGAGAGGAAATATCAATGAACGCATCAGAAGTTGAACAAACTCGTAAAGATATCCAGGCAATGGAGGATCAGCTATTTAAGCCCGAAAATCCTCCGGCGACCCCACCGGTAACGCCACCTGCGGAACCACCGGCGACTCCACCCGTACCACCGGCAGAGCCCTCGATTCCTCCAGTGACGCCTCCCCCCGAGCCGCCCACGCCTCCAATCGAACCACCTGCAGTAACCCCTCCGGCTGAGCTTCCACCCATGGAACCTCCTCCGGCACCACCCGAACCACCTGCGTCTCCACCTACAGATGACTTTAAGCACAAGTATGATGTTCTTAAGGGCAAGTACAACAAGGAGATCAAGGAGGCTAGGGTTTCGGTAGAACAAGCTTCTGGTCGCGTACAGGCCCTCGAATACGAACGGACACAGTTAACCGGCCAAGTTCGAGATCTTACCTCCAGACTAGAAAAACTTGAAAAGGGTAAAGAGCCAAGCGATACCCCACCATCATCGTACGATCCCGAAAAGGATCCAGACCTTGAATACCTTAAGCGAGAGTTTCCAGATGCATATAAGTCTTTCAATGCATTGCTAACGAGATCCATTAACGCTGCGGTTGGTCAGGTTCGCAAGGAATTAAAGCAGGTTGATCAGAATGTCAAGGATGTTGCCGAGCAAGGTAAACTGTCAGCTAAGTCTACCTTCGACAAATATCTTGACGACAATGTGAAGGGTTGGAGAACGATAGACATTGACCCTGGATTCGCAGCATGGTTACAACAGCCGGTACCGTATACCAATGTTCCAAAGAGAATCTTTATTGATAAGGCGATTCGGGAATTTGATGGTATTACGGCTTCGAAGTTTTTCTTAGATTACGCGCTAGAGAATAGCGCCGACGACACACCACCCACACCGCCGCCCCCGCCTGGACCAAAGAAACCGGTTATTCCGACAGATGTTGTTCCACCGAGAGCGCCAACACCTCCTCCCCCGAGGAGACCACAAAATACAGAAACCATCACGGCCGCAGAAATTGCGAAGTTTTACGAAGACCGTATGCACGGCAAATATCGAGGCAGGGAAGCAGAAATGCTTGCTGATGAAAAGCGCATCGAGAAAGCAGTAGCGGAGGGACGAGTAACACAATAACGCAATAGGCAGGTCGTGATAAAGAAAGGAAATTATCATGACTATGCCTTTTGCTCCTGGACATCCGGATTATTCGAGCACCGGGTCAATTCAATTCATTCCTCAGCTTTGGTCAGGGAAGGTTATCGTCAAATGGTACGATAGCACATTGCTTCCCAGGATCACGAACTCGGATTACGAGGGCGCGATCAAGAAACAGGGCGATACCGTTATCCTCCGGTCTATCGCTTCCGTTACTATCGAAGATCACAACATCGGCGATAGCTTCACCTACGAGCGGCCTACCTCTACCCCTCTCACCATGCTTATCGACAAAGGTAAGCGGTGGAGGATTGCTCTTGACGACGTTATTAAGGTCCAGACGGATCTTCCCCTGTTGAACCAGTGGACAGATGACGCTGGTATGCAGATGAAGATCTCCATCGAGACTTCATTCTTCTCGGATAGCTCCATCTACGCCGGGATGCACACCTCCAACACTGGCACGGCTGCTGGTGTGAAGTCTGCAAGTTTTAACCTCGGTACCACAGTGGCTCCCGTTCAGGTTACCGCAGCCAATGTCCTCGATTACATCGTGGATTGCGGTACGGTTCTTGACGAGCAGAACGTTCCCGAGCAGGGACGGTTCTTCGTCATCCCCACCTGGATGGCTGGACTTATCAAGAAGTCTGACCTTAAGGATGCGAGTTTCTCCGGAACTACAGAAACGCTTCGCCAGGGTCGCCTCGGGATGATCGATCGTTTCACCCTTTATAGCTCGAACCTCCTGAACCATTCCGGTACGAGTTATTACCACTCCCTTTTTGGTGTAAGCGCGGCTATCACTTTCGCCACGCAGATCGTCCAGACCGAGAAGCTGCGGAACCCATTTGCCTTCGAAGACCTCGTAAGGGGACTCCAGGTTTATGGGTACAAAGTGGTCAAGCCTGAAGGCTACGGCGCTTTGATTTGCTACAAGTAACAATCACTTTTTGAGGGTGTTCATCAATGGTGAACACCCCATTTTTCTGAACACGGAGGTTTTAAAACATGACTCTTCAGACTTCTTATCTTAAAGCAACCGCTCCATCAAGGTCTGCTGATGGCATCAACAGCCATTTCGTTTTAAAGAGCAGACTTGATTTTACCGATGTTCCACTGTCTTCGGCCGATACCGTAAAGGCCATGCTAATCAAGGAAGGTTGGCGGGTTGATAGGGTATATGTTCGATTGGTCCAAAAGGGAACAGTCGGCGCTACAGTGCTAACCGATGTTGGTGACAGCCTCGGTGCGGCAGTGTGGATGGCTACCGATATGAATATCGGTACGACTGGTACCGTAAACGATACCAAGGGAACCATCCACACAGATACAAATGGTGCCCTTAATGGCTATTTGTACCTGACTGATAATTACATCGTCCTTGCGATCAGCACCGCGAACTTCGACGGAATTCTAGAAGTGGCGGCTGAGATCGTTGACCTGTTCGGCGGAAGCACAATCGTTTAATACAACCCTGGGGGTAGGGGAAACCCTGCCCTCATCTTACAACACTTAGCGGGGTTGATCTTTACGGGTCAATCCTTCTTCTCGTGGAGCAAGGCCCACTCCATTATAAAGAGGGCATGGAGAGAGAATTATGGCACGAAGAGAAAGACTTTCAGTTGGAGAATTATGGATTACCAAGGGGCTTAAGGCTGGTGTCCGTGGGAACTTAAATAAGGTTCTCAGGATGTTCAAGTGCACTCCAGCCGCAAAGGTTGCAGATCGATTTTTCGCTGATGCAGCAATGCATAATGGGGTCTATGCTGTAGCGAACTCCGGGCTCCCCGGGGATGGACTTGCCCACAATATTACCTGCCTTGAGACCATCACAAATGCTGCAGAGGATACCAATGGTACCCTTACCATCGTTGGGATAGATAAAGACGGGTATGCAATTTCAGAAGTTATCACACCAAATGGTGGGGCAACCGTTGAGGGCGCAAAGGCCTTTAAGCAGGTCACATCGATCACCGGCGCTGGTTGGGTAATCAATGGAGCCGATGCTGATACCATCGTTATCGGATTTGGGGACCTTCAGGGCCTCCCAGAAATGATAGCTGCCGCATCCGACATTTTGCTTGTGGCTTTTGATGCTGCTATTGTGAACGCTCCTACGGTGGCCGTTTCCGAGACTGTCCTGTCAAGTAATACGGTTTCTGCGGTTGGTGACGCGACAAAGCAGTTGAAGGTTATTTACCAGGTCTAAACCAGGCTCAGGTTAGGTTCAGTTAAATTACAACCCGGGGAGTGGAGTGCTCAAAACTCCTCTCCCCTTTTTTATTTGGAGAAACAGTATGGCTAGAATAGTAGAAATTTCAGATACCTTTCACTGGGCAGATACTGAGTCTGCAGTCAAGAATTCGTCCAAGATTTCTGCCAACAAGGGAGTCCATCAAGGCAAGATGGTCGGGTTTAAATTGACGGTAAACGATAATACCGGAAACCGTACCGTTACCTTAAAAATCGTCGATAAAGATGGAGATGTGATTTATACATCCGGAAACTGCGCTGAAGCTGTTACCACGGTAACAATGGGCCTAGATGTTCCCCTCGTCGAACAGGAAATCGTCAGGATTACCCCAAGCGGGGACCCCGGGGCATCAGGACTTGATGTTACTAACATCGTTCTGTACTACCATCCTGATCCTGTAAGTTCTATGTAAAAAATATAGTTATCAAAAGGAGATTATCATGACCGAAGCAATTCTTATCGTATGTGGATTAATTTTTGGAGCTCTTTGTCTCGGGGCTGGCTATGTTATTGGCAAGAAAAAGAAAGTGATCGCCCAGGGACAGGCAGCGCTTTCTGATCTTAAGGATATTGCAAACAAGGCTGTTGATCAGGCTGCAGACAAGGCGAAAGAAGTAATCAAGTAAGAGGATCGGATGAATATTAAAGAGATCATTGATTACACCCGTAGCGAGGTTCTGGATGACGTGATAGAGCCCCATAATTGGACAGATCTTGGGCTCATTACGAACTTTAATCGTGCGTACGAGGAGCTCGCTCGGGAGGCCTGGTGCATCATAGATTCGGAAACGGTATCGGTATGCCGAGTGCCGCTCTATGCCAATCAATCCCTGCATTCCGTTAGTCCAAAAGTGGTAAACGTGTTTGACGGTTCAACCCTGGAGAGTAACGGTCATATACTGTTTAAACGCACAGAATCGTATTTAAGAAACCTAATAAACTGGAAGGCTACCATTGGTACCCCGGTCATTATGATTATGGATAGTACGAATCGGAAGTTCTCCGCCTATCCAAAATTTGATACCACGGGTTACATTCTGGGAGCTTCAAACATCTCTTTCGATGCGGGTACGAAAACTATTACAGCCGCCGTGTCCATGGCAGATTTCTCAGCCGGTGACAGCTTTCTGGTGTCAGGTACAACTTCCAATAACGGAGTCTTCACCGTTGACAGCGTTGGTAGTACAACCATTGTAGTATTGGAAACCCTAGTCAACGAAACAAACGTGAGCGCGAAGCTTCAACTCGAACGCGATGCTGCATTGCTTCGGGTGGCCCGTCTTCCATTAGTTCCCTACACAGAAGCAGACCTTGATCTCGCTACCCCTCCAACCCCGGAGGTAGATTCTCAGTGGCACTACGGGCTAGCCAACGGAATCGCAAAATACGCATTTCTTAAGCCTGACTCAGAAACCTACGACCCTCAACAGTCTCAGAGAAATGCAAACGTATTCGAACAGTTTAAGGGTGACGTTAAGCTCTGGGTACTGATCCAGATGGCTGGAAACGAAAATCAATGTGTGCCCGATATCGGTACACTATAAAGAGGAAATAAAATGGCATTAGTTCTTGCAGATGTCGGCGCTGATCACATGCTGGAAGCGCTCTTTAATAATGCTTGGCCTGTCGGGGGAAAAGACCTCACGATAGGATTATATACGAACGATTATACCCCGCTGGATACGAGCGCTGTTGGCAATTTTACGGCTGCCTCTGGCGGAGGTTACGCAGCCAAGACCCTCTCGAATGGATCGTGGACAGTAACTCCAGCCAACGATCCGTCTGACGCGGTTTACGCCGAACAGACATGGACGTTTACCGGAGCCCTGGATGGTGGAGCTACCATCTACGGATACTACGTTATTGATGCTGATGGAACATATTGGTTTGGCGAAAGGTTGGCTGCAACCTTTACTCCGACCAATAACGGTGACCAGCTCAAGATTACCCCCAAGTTTCAGATGTCTAAGGGGACACCAAGTTAATGGCTTGGCTTACCGGATGGGATCATAGAAAGTCCGTAACTCTCTCACGAGCTTCCGGTGCCGTCACGGATTACCAGATTAGGTTTGTGGTCGGGGAAGGTTCTGGGGGTGACGTTGATTGCGAGGGCGGTTGCCTATCCACGTTCAACGATCTCAGATTTACGACATCAGACGGAACCACACTATTAGATTATTATATCGAGTACATCACCGGATCCACGCCTAACCAGTTAGCAACGGTGGTTGTAGAATTTGACTCAATCGGAACCGGGGCAACGACTTTCTACGTGTATTATGGTAAGGCGGATGCAACTGCGGTTAGCTCTATCGGTAATACATTTATCTTTGGAGATAACCTTGAACAGGACACAGTTGGAAACGATCCGTCATTATGGACTATTTCGCAGGGGACGCTATCACTTTTAAAAGTTCAGGCCGATGCTTTAGCCCGTATTGAAAAAACTGTCTGTTCACTAAACGCAGCATCGGTTAGGGTTGCGAGTAACGGTACGGTATGGGCTGGACATCAAACGGATGGAACCGTTCGTAAGTCAACAGACGGCGGGGTTACCTGGACCACTAAATATACATTTGCGGTTGGAACTGGTTTTGTAAGGGGTCTTTGGATTGCGGCCAACGGTTATATATTTGCAAGCGTTGACGGTGGAGACATCCTGGTAAGAAGTACAGATGGTGGTGAAAACTGGTCCACATGCAAAACATTATCCGGTAGTTCAAATAGTGGTATTTGGCACATGGCTCAGGATTCTGGCGGAAATATTTACGCCGGAGAATACTCTACCGGAGATGGTAGTGAAAAGTGTGCCTATATTTATAAATCAACGGATAACGGTGCAAATTGGTCAACCATTTGGAATAATCCTGACAATGTAAGACATATCCACATCGTTGCAGTCGATTCTTATACAGATAAGTTATACGCTTCCCAGGACGATTCGGGGGGTTCATTCACCAATAGTAAATTAATTAGATCCGATAATGGAGGAACGAGCTGGACAACCCTTGGTTCTGGGGCAGCTTCATGGATGCCTACTTCGGTAGCTTTCGGAAGTGGGTATCGTCTATTCGGTAATGATGGACTGTCAGGCACTCCAGCAACCATCAAAAAGACCACTAATGATACGGACTTTACCGATTCGTACACAGCCCCCTCAACGGATGACGAAGTATTTTGGAATGGTGGAGAAAAGAACGAAGATGGGTTGATCGTCTTTTCGAGTTGGACCCAGAAAGATAACGAAAGAGCTACAATCGTTGGGACAAAAGACGATGGGACTACCTGGAGGGTATTCGACTTCGAAGCAACCGGGGTTGGAAATCGTGGTTATCTCTCCGTTTCGAATATATCACCCGATGGATTCTTTTACATTACAAGATCGGTTGAAGCGAATATTATTAGGTGTGTGCTTGAAATTTCTACCGATAAAAAGATCAAGGCATCAAGTGCAGATACGACACAGGCAACAGGTTACAAAGCTGTCAGTTTTCCGAATAATTTCGTAGTAGAGGTTCTTTCCTCCGTGGACAGAACGAGCTCCGTGCTCGCAGTGTTTCATTTAAGACAAGATACCACAGAGCGAATCAATATTATATTTTGGAGTGATGCTTTAATAAAGTATCACAACGGAACAGATTGGATCTCAACCGGGATAACTTATATTCCAAATAGGCACTATCGTATTAAGTGTATCGTAAACTTGTCCGGTGGTATTTGGGATCTCTACATAGATAACGTAAGTATCGCAACATCAATTCCATTTAGGACTGCTGGTTCAACAGCGAATCGTTTGGATATTCTATCCGGGGCTATTCAGCAAGGAAATAATTACTATGATTCCTTTACTGTAGGTAATTATGCTTCTCCTGAACCAGCGTGGGGAAGTTGGAGTGCAGAAGAGAACGCACCCGTAATTTATTCATATTCCGCTCAGGCTGGATGTCTGGTTGGTGGATTGTCTTCCCTGGTATTCATCAAAAATTTACTAACATCAGGAGGGTTTGTTACTGGTGGCCTTTCCGGTTGGTCAAGGTCGATAGCGTTGTCCGCTACTGGAGGGGTAATTATTGGTGGTATTGCTGTACGTACAAATGGATTTACCTGTATCGCAGACGGTGGTTCGGTTATTGCCGGTGAGGCTGAACTATTAAGATTGCTTCATATTTTGGCAAATGGTGGAGTGGTTACCGGTGGAAATTCTACAGTATTAAAGTTGAATCAATTCCTTTCTGGTGGTGGTGGTGTTATTGGCGGGTCAGCAAGGATCTGGGTTGCCGTCGTACTTGGGGGAAATATATTTCTATTTCCACAAGATTTGATTAGCGACATAAAGCCATCATCAAACCTCACTAAAAATATTAAAGCTGAGTTTATAGGGGAATTTATCAATGACTTTGATCACCTTCCGTACTCATTGCACATAGTCACACTTGGGCTCGGGGATGGACCACTTGGAGATGATCCACTTGGAGAGGGTGAAACAATAGAACCTGACATGTCTCACAAGGACTTGTATTTCTATAATCTTGATTAAAAAATATGGGAATTAAAACCACAAATTATAACTGGGATATCGCCACCAGGGGGCAGAGACCATACTGGAATGAATGGTCAGATCTCTGGACCAACGTTGACACCGAGCTCTATAAACGCACCAAAGACCTCTATATGCAGGGAAAGATTGTTTATGGGTCGGACGTTACGGGTGGAAACTTACCTTTGAAGTCTAACCCGTTAAGTAATGGAAAGATCTATCTTGGGGCAAACTCAGTTTACAATGAACTCAATGATAGATTAGGAATTGGAACTGTCTCACCTGAATCCCTCGTTGACGTGAGAAATGGTTATATTGTTCAAGCGGGCCCAGGAGGGGGAATCAGAACCTATGGGATTGGAAGTCACGCACTGGCCGGAGCATATGCGGGAGTTGATTTTGTTCATACTGGAACATATGCAAGGTTGATGTCATTTGCTGGTGGTGGAGAAACACCAAAGGACTTTCAATGGACTTGTGGGGACGGTTTTAATTGTGGTGTTATCTTAAGGTATCTTCCAGATAGTTCTAATACTTTTCAAATTGTTGGCGGTGGTTCAGATGGATTAAGAATAGGTAACCCCGGCAGCTACACAACCATTTTTTATCAAATTGGAAGGAATCAATCAACTGGATTTTTAAATTTCTACGGAACTCAAGTTGGCTACAATGGATATTTATTTAGTGGCGCAGATGGGGGAACGGTTAAAATAGTAGGGGATGGAAGTGTAGATATTTCCGGGGTTCTTAAAATCGATGCTGTTCAAGTTGTTGGAAACCGGGTCATTGATGCTCGAATAGACGACACTATTAATTCTGGTGACGCAACGACGGATGGTGTGATTGATGCGATTCGGGATGCCATGCTTGCTCATGGTTTAATTGCTGCAGCATAGGGAGGATTATGGACGAGCTCAGGAAGAATATCGAGGCGACACTAGATCAGTTTACCAAGGAAGAATACGGCAATCGATTAAGTCAGTTTGCAATGATTGCCTTAAAGAACAGTATCCTTGCTGAAATCGATAGCGTTCCGCAAAAGAAGACAAAAAACAGGAAGCAGAATAATGGCCCAACCGCTAGTTCGATTTAAGAAAATCTTAGGTATCGATAATACTTCAGACCCTACTTCCGACCGGATTAAGGGTCAGGGTATCTATCTTTACGAATGCGACAACGTTGATATAGACGACGAGGGTAAACCTCACCGGAGAACGGGTGACAAAGAACTAATTGTTAGTGGTTCAGGTAAACATAGTGGATGGTCTGACGGAAAGATCTTCCTTTATGTGGATGGTACATCTTTTAAAAAATTTCCTGACACAATTCTGATTTCCGATATAGATCCAACGGATAGAATGTCGTACGTACGTGGTTCTAAGCAGATATTTTTCGCCAATGGGTCAATCATAGGGTACATCAATCCAGACGATGGGCTTCCGTACGCATTTCCAAACCCTAACCAGACATTTAAAATAAAAATGATTGGGGGACAGGCCCTGGAGATATATAATAGCAGGCTCTACGCTGCCAATGTGTCGAATCTATTTTTTTCCGACGCTACAGTTTTAACACAGATGGATAAGCGCAAAAATGCTATTGCCTTCCATGATCGTATCACCATGGCGAAGGCTGTAGCTGACGGGATGTATATTGGACTGAATGATGCAGTGTACTTTCTCAAGGGTCCAGACGCTACGGATTTCTCGCAGATCAAGATAACGGATAACGGTGTCGTAGAGGGTACCGCGATCACGGTAGACGATGACGATATCGGTCGTGGAATTACAGGACGTGTGGCATATTGGTTATCCAAGACAGGCTCTGTGTACAGGGGTCTTCCCGGCGGTGTCGTGTTTGAATGTCAGGGTGGTAGGTTTTATATGGGTGACCTGGACGTTGGTGCGTCCATCTTAATGTTTGACCATGGTTATTATCAATATCTTGCCGTGTGCCCATTAGTGTCCGGCGTTAGTGGAATAAGTGGCTCTTTTAGAATACCACGATTTCAAATGACCGGATTAGATTCTATTTAGTAGGAAGTTGTAGTCCTTAGATTACCAGAGTTTACCTGAATCTACCCTAACAACTCCCAATCATAATTAAAAACTTTCCCCTAAAAGGAGGACAACGAATGGAAAGGCTATCTACAGGTTTAAGGAACTACATACTTCAGGAAGGATCCTTCCGTGAAGCGTTTAAGGACTGCAAGATCCAGGCTTATTCTGGAACAGCGCCGGCAAGTGCTGACGATGCTTATACCGGGGTATTGCTACTTACCCTAACAAAGGCCTCGGGTGCCCTGTTATCTACGGCCTATGGCGTACCGTCTCGGTGGAGTATCACTATCCCTGGTACGCACGCTTCCGGTACATACAAGGTCTCCGTTACGTATGGTACCACAGCTTATGTCTGCACATATGATACAGAGGCGACCGGTGCTGAGGGTCATGGCAGTAACGATGATATCGCTCGCGGACTGGCTCGTAAAATCGTGGACGAATGTCCCCACGTGTTTGCCATTGCCGAGGGGGCTAACAGTAAGCTGTACGTTCAGTCAAAGATTCCAGGAATTAACCTCGCTATCGTAGATGGTGGTGGGACGGTTACGATCGTAACGTTTGCCGAGATCCTTGCCGAAACAGCCGTTAACTCGCTTCAGTTTGGAATTGCCGCATCAGGTGCAATGGCCAAGACTTCCGATGTGTGGTCAGGTGTCGTGGCCGTAAGCGGGGTGGTTGGATACTTTCGAATCGTCAGGCCCAATGATGACGGTACGCTGTCAACAACCCAGGTTCGTGCCCAGGGAAATGCTGCAACGTCTGGTGCAGAGCTAGGATTTTCCAACACATCATTAGTTGCCGGAGAAACACATACCGCCGATAACTACTCTATCAGCTTACCCGCAGAATAAGCCGTAAGAGATACTACTCGGAGGATAAATAATGGCTAGTCATTCTAGCGGAACGTTTACCCTACCCATGTTCGTTTTTAGTGGGTCCGATACAAAGTCGGGAGAATTCACTCTCCCGATGTTTGTCATGGCGGGGAGGTGCGGAGCCGAGGGTTCGTTCGAAATTCCAATGTTTGAACTTTCTGGAACCATTGCCAGGACAGGGCTTTCCGGAGAGTTCGTTCTACCGATGCCGATCATGACTGGCACTACCATTGCCAGCAGAATCTGTTCCGGCACATTCACTTTACCTCAGTTCGTATTTACGGGAGGGTCGAACCCCAGGATTTCTGGAGTGTTCACCCTCCCTATGTTTATCTTCTCAAGTCTTGCCCCGGGTCACAGCACAGGTGAATTCGTACTTCCGATGTTTGCCATGTATGGATTCGGAAGGCAAATCCTGCCGGCCCGTATCTATCGTGGGGTTGTAATGAATCTGAGCAATCAGGCGATGAGTACGTACTCCGGATTCAACTTCAACAGCATAACATACCACGATGGAAGCTATTACGGAATCAACGATCAGGGAATATTCAAGCTTGGTGGTGATCGTGACAACCTTACTCGGTATATCCCGTCCAAGATGAAGTTTGCTCCAATGAACCTCGGGGATGGTAACACCATGTATATCCGTGATGTGTGGATCACCTTCCGATCAGATGGTCATCTACAGATTACGTTTGCTGCAGACGAGAACGAAGACAATACCTCTGTCGGTCATACACAATTAGTTGCAGACAATATCCGCGAGGAAAAGATCAAATGTGGACGCGGACTTAAGGGCAGATTTTTCACCGTAATCATAGAGAACATGTCTGGTGCTAATTTCGATATTGAACAATTAAGTATACTTGTGGATATCATTAAGAGACGGCTTAGATAGGGCTCAGATAGGTCTATGGCAGACTGGAAGTTCCAACCAAGCACCACACTATCTAGGAAGTATAACCAGGGCGATCCATATGCAGAATTATTTCGTGGAGAGGCAAGAAAACTTCTATACGAATTAAAGATTCATATGGGGCTTAGGAATCTTGGTCAACTTAAAATGACCAGGATTTTTACCGACGGAACCAGGGTTATCGCTTGGTCATTTATAAATCTAATTACCAACGTATCTCAGGACTTTGTTCGGATCGATACTTCCAGGACGACCGTGGGTTTCGCAATTTCGGACCCACGACGATGCTCCATTACATTTATGGATCTTCCCGACATTGTTGCTCCAATGAGATATCCAGGTGAAATCCATGCAGGAGAAGTATCTGGAACAGACTATTTAAAAATATACTACACGATTGATGTCTCTGAGTGTTCTGCGTGCGAAGAAGAGGCGTGGAACCTTTGCGATATAAATGTACCCGAGTGTGATCAGTTTAAGTTTGTCCTTGGTGGCATTCCTTCTGTTGGCGAAAACCTGAACGATCATTGTATTTATTCTGCCTCAACCTGCCATGCCCAACTTATCGATCATGGAATTGATGGAGTTGGAAGATATCTAATTTTTAAAGTTTTTACAGAGTGGGGTTGGGTGACACCAGAAAATCTCATTTATTCCAGGAGTGGCCTGGGGTACATGCTTCTCAAGGGCAAAATAGAAGATGCTAATGGAAACGTAATTTGCGAAGTGCAAGATACCTTGATGGTAGATTGTTGCCATAAACCAGAGAGCGAAAGACAAGTTATCCTGTGGGATGAATCGCTCACGTTCCCGTTTCCAAGAGAGTGGATTAACACCGGTGGAAATAATTATTATAAAACTCCCGCCACGTTGGCAAATGCAAACCTCCTATATTGGTACGGGGCGTTCGGAAGCGGAGCTTTTTGGGTTCTTCCAGAATCTCTTGGATCCTGCTACCCATTTACCTGGGAACTTGAGGGACTCGGAGAATTGAAGGTTTCTGATGATACGGCCTCTGCTGTATATGTTCCACCAGATAACTGGGTTGATCTTGGAATGGAAACACCTACTCCTATTACCATTCGTGTTAGGGATAGATGTGGATCTGAGGATTCAGTAACTACTGAAATTTACGATTGTTGCTGGCAGGCCCAACCACTTTCGATCGATTATACAAGTCTTCAGATGGAGTGCGATGGAATACAGAATTTCGATGCAGTAGGTGGATGTGGTCCCTACTCGTGGAGTCTTTCTGGTGGTGGATCGCTGAGCATTATTCAGGGTAGCGCAACAACATACACCGCTCCTAGCTCAAACGCTGGTTGTAGTAATAATGCAACCATTACGCTGACAGATAAGTGTGGAACTAGCACTTCTATTCAGATTGCGATTGACTGCTATTCCAATCCGTACACAGTTGCCTATAAGACGATCTTGTGCGGAGCACCTCCAGGGGTGAGCACCTATGTGTGTAACTTTGGCGACATAGGTTGTCTTTATGGTTCAGATAAGAATTTATATAACTGCCACGGTGATTATTTGGGGTGGGAAATATGCGCCGATTGCAGTGGTTATGAGAGACATGCAGGTCTTGGTGAGACATGCAGTCCGTTCTCTGACGTATTTCCAGGATCACTATACGATAACGGTGCAGATCCAGGATGTGATACTCCCATATCCATTCCTTATGAATGTAATCAAACATGGGATGTTAGAACGGGAGCTATGGTAACAGACGGGTGTTGTCCGATTAACCCATATACTGGATTACCATTTTAGGAGGAGAGATGGATTTTGATCCGTGTCCAGAGCAAATAACCAAAATAATTCTTAAGGCGGCAAGGCTTCGCAGGAAAGATCTTGGTATGCCGGAAGAGAAAAACATAACGGTACTTTATGACGAAATGGCACCGTTGTTGGGAATAGCTCCAACTCGAAAAAGCTCTTTAATTACCGATCATCTTCCATCCCCTTCTGAGATGAAGACCGAAGGCGGGACGTATGTTATCCCGAGAAGGGATTGCCCAGAATGTGGGAAGAAAGATTCCTTTCGACTCGATCCTCTCTGCTTATCTTGCGCAGACTCGGAGGGTGGTAGGTATAAATCAATGTGGTTTTGTGGGGAAATGGTACGCGGAACTCGAAGCCTTATTCCCGGTACTGGATGCGGTCATAAAGAACAATCAGAAGATCCTGTGACGAAGTATAAAGTCGAACATGGAATGGAAGTTGAGATAGGATTCAAAAAGGCAATGGGAATGGAAACGCGAACCGACGAAGGGCTTAAATAGGAGATATACGTGACTACAACTTTAGAAGAAATTGGAAATGATATCGCACAACGCTGGTCGATATTTAGAACAGCACGGGATATTGTGGATACTAAGTTCGACGAGGGGCGCAACCTTGCGCAGGATGCGTTTCGCATCGCACAGGAACAGATTGATAAGATAACTAACCTCGTTAATTCGTTAAGTCCAATCGATGTCAATATAGCTTCTACCTTTAATGATATATCGCCAGTTGACCTAGACGAATTCACAGCCGTAGCTCCAGTAACCCCGATTGTAGAGGTTAATCTTCCGGACGACCTAAGCGATACGGACGAGATCGATAAGGCAGTACACGATAAGCTTATTAACGATATTCAGAATGGTGGTCCGGCCATACCAGCAGACGTGGAAGCTGCTATAGTCGAACGTGACCATGAACGATCACTTCTTATTCACCAGGACGCCCTTGACAGTATTAGCGCCGAGTGGGCAAAGCGTGGGTTCACTCTTCCTAATGGAATGTTAAATGCAGTCCTGTCTCAAGCGATCATAGAATACAATAACAAGCGCTTGGATGTAAGTCGAGATGTGATGATCAAATCGTTCGAGCTTGGAGATGCTAATACCAAGTTTGCCGTAGAGCAGGGAATTAGGTGGTTAGGGGTTCGCGTTGAGGTTCATAAGGCAAAGATCCAGGCCGAGATCGCTAGGGTAGACGCCATTGTTAGAACGTACCTTGGACAAGTTGAAGTATACAAAGGATCCGCCATAGTTTACGCTGCCCTGACAGATGTACAAATTAAACGATTCGATGCCGAGTTAAAAATGGCGGTGGCCAAGGCTGAGCTCGTGATAAAGGATGCAGAGATTGACATCAAGAATTATGAACTCCTCAATCAACTTAAGATGGAAGGATTGAAAAGTATTTCCGCAGTCGCTGCTCAACTAGCGGCTGGAGCATTGTCGAGCGTAAGTGCTGCAGCTCATATTCAAGCGAGCAATTCTGCGAGTTATGGATATTCCCCAAGTCCAGCAAAGACCGTTACTACAACTAATCCCGATGGTAGTGTTTCTACCGTGGAAAGTTCTGCAAGCTAACCAAAAGAGTGAGGACATAAAATGGCAATTAGTGAATACACACCAATGGGTATTGTTCAAAAAATAGGTAAACCATATGAAGATGAGGAGATGTCTCCATTTTTTGCGGAAACTAAGGCCCCTACTGCACGCGAGGCAATTACTGGTACTGTAAGTAGTATCAGGCGACAGGGACTTCCCGGGGCTATTTCTGAGGCTATTTCTAATATGCCTAAATATCAGGGCATTGTTAATGAAGCAAAAGAAAAAACATCTGACGATCTTATTAATCGATGGTTGGCTTCAGCTCAGACAGGACAATATCAATATGGAATTACTCCACCGGTTGCACCAGCCACCCCCGCCCCGGTCGCTCCAGCTCCATCTATTGTAAGCACAGCGCCTTCTGCCTCCACGGATAATGACCTAGACAGGATGTCCAGGGCCTGGCAGGAAAGCGGAGGCATCCTATTAAGGCAACCGGACGGAAGCATTACCTTTCAGGCTCGTAACCAAGGTAATGCTGAATACGAAGCCCTTCAGCTTAGAAAAGATTTAGGGCTTGCTCCAAAAACAGGCATGGAAGAATACGAAGCTAGTGCTGCACGTACTCGGGGAATCGTTACCCACCCAAGCGTAAGGGCAGCTCAGATCGGTGCCGTTGCCGAAATCGCAAAGGCTAGTGCTGCTAACCAAGCCAAGATTTACGAATCCGCCATGAAGTCTAACGAGGAATGGGCAAAGCTTGGAATTCAATCCCAGGACGTTCAGTCTAAGATGAAGTATCGTCAGTCCCAAGTAGACGATTTAATGACCAGGACTGGGTTGCTCGAACCCATGAAGATTCAGCTTGCACAAGCCAAAACCTCCGCTGACCAAACAAAAGTTAAGCGGGACTTCGCTATGCATGCTCTTGATAAACTTAAGGAAGATCAGATTAATGAATATCGAGATACGACCATGAAAATGGGTGGACAAACTCCCGAGCAGCAACAGAAATTTAACCAGATCGAATCTAACTATCAGGCTGGTGTGGACAATATTATGTCCATGTACCCATTAGAGGGGGATGTTCGTAAGTTTGGAGATCGTGTTGCCAAGTTCGTAAACGGAAAATATATCGATATTACCGACCAAGTTAAGGGAATAGTCGGAGGACAATAATGTCTTACATTGATGATCTCAACGCCGAGTTTGGTTTAGGCGATGAGACACCAGCCATAGGTAGTATTGAAGAACGCGAGAAGGCGCTAGAAGAAGCTGATCTTCCCGCTATCACTGCAGAATCAAACCCACTTATCCCACCAAGAGAAACTCCGGTATCCACCTCTCCGGGAATACCCAGAGCACCAGGATCCATCTCAAAAATCGCATTCACTCCTTCATCGGTATCCACCCCGGAAGGGCCGGGGCCTATCTATAGGACCGCCATGGCTACCCTTGG